CACATGGATGGTCATACCAATGCCATCCAGATAGACGCGACCATCCCTAATCTGGTGGTCGATAGCGACAGAGGTGCAGGCACCTACATCGCTGAGAACAGCCAGGTTGACCGGATAATCTTGAACACCAACGGCGACAATGGCGCAACCATCGGTGAGATTCTCATCGACGATGTTGATGCCTCAGTTGGTGCCTGGGACTGGGACTACGTCAAAGCCGGTAATATCGTGTTTGAGAGTACTAACCAATTTGGTAACGGCACGGGCATAAACAGTGCCAGTGCGGTTTTCAACAGCACGGTCAAGGCGCGTTGTGTGACCGACAACGTGGTCGAAACGCCAGTAAGTGTGAGGTAGTGTCTCTGTGGAACGGCTATAATGTGTTCATTCACTAGGAGGATATGATGGCAAGATATTCAGCTTCCGGCAGTCAGAACCTGCCTGCGTCAACCACCCCCATTACGGCGTTGACGATAGCATCTCAATCTACGGCTCATCGGAACATAATCTACGACATCGTTATTGGAAACGTAGGGTCACCTGCTGACCTGGTGACCCTACACACGATAGCAAGGATTACTGCAGCATCTACGGAGGCTGCTGGAACGACTGTCACGCCAACTCCCTTAGATTTCGCAGACCGTGCAGCCCAGTCAAAGGTTCTAGAGAACTGTGGAACGGAACCCACCTATACAGCCAACCAGGAATTGCTGGAGATACCCTTGAACCACCGTGCAACTTTCAGGTGGGTGGCTGCTCCAGGTGGAGAGATCATCACCCCTGCTACCGACAAATTTGGTATAGGAGCCAAAGCAGCCCATGCTTCTGCCACCACCGAATGGCGTGTGGGGTGTATGTGGGAAGAGTAGGGGGATATATAATAATCTCTGGGGAATGGGGTGAGGTACAAGAGCATGATACTTTTACCTGCCCTCACTGTAATGGCGTGCAAGTTATTCGCCCTGGCAGTGGCACCCAGCGTGGCTATTGCCACCTCTGTACTGCTCCTACTTGTGGCAAAGAGCGTTGTCTCGAATGCGTGCCTTTCGAGAGGATGATGGAAGCGATGGAAGCTAGAAGTAGATTGCGCCAGGCGATAGAGAGGGCCTGATGTTCTTCCTGGCGACGAACACGCTAACCTTTCCTATCACATTCCCTGTTGATTTTGACTCTGGGGTGTCGATGAACGAGGCCGTGCGCCAACCGATAGAACTGCTCTACCCCCCGAAGCACCGCTTCTACCTGCCTCACTTCTTCCAGCAGTTATCTACTCCCGTCTTCCTCCCAGACGGGACGCCAGTATCCAACCCGACCAGCACCGCCGTCTCCGATACAGGGACGGGGCGCACAGCAACGGAGCCTGTCTAATGCCTGAAGAGACCTTCTATATAAAACAAAATGACACCGCCAGCTTCCTTACCCGTGATCTGAAGGACGCCTTTGGCTCCCCAGTCAATGTCACAGGGGCCAGTGTGGTCTTTTCCATGAGGGTGAAGCCAGCAGGTACTATGAAAATAACCAGGCAAGATGGTGTGATAGTTAATGCGGGTATTGGCAGGGTACGCTATGAATGGAATTCAGGTGATGGAGATACCAATACCGCTGACGAGTACGAGGGCGAGTTCCAGGTGACCTACGCCAATGGTAAGATACAGACGTTCCCGAATGACGGGCATATCCCAATCGTAATCACGGATGATGTAGGCTAATGGCTACGACAACGAGGACTAACCTACGCAGGTCACTGAGTGAGGCTATCGGCGACTACCAGGCATTCGCTACGACTGCCGACGGCAATGACGCCAAGACCTCCCTGGTCTCCACCGTCCTGAAGAACTACGCTGGAGGCTCCGATGACGGTGCCTTTGAGGAGCAGTTCTTCCTGGGCACCTCTGGAGCAAACGAGGGGGAGTCCAAACGCTGTTCTCTCTACATAGCCAATGCCTCCGATGGCCCCACGGCTATCCTCCAGGACGCATTCTCCAACCAGACATCCTCTGCTGACACCTTTGAACTACACCGCTACGATCCTGAACTGAAGCATGTAGCCATCAACCGTGCCCTGGCTGAGGTATTCCCCACCTTGTACAAGCCCATCCGTGACGAGACGCTCATAGTTGACAGCATCCTGAGCAACGGGGACTTTGAGACTGAGGGCACAGCTGGCACCTTTGACAGCTGGACGGAGGTCAACTCCCCCACCGTCACAGTTGAGACCAGTAGGGTATTTCACGGCACCAATTCAGCCAAGGTAGTAGCAGGCTCTGGGGCAGTGGGACGGCTCACCCAGACGCTGGACGCGAACATTACTGAATTAGCCGGGACAACGGCTACATTCAAAATGAGGGTATGGACAGATGGTACTTCGCAAGCTAGGCTCATCATTGATTGGGGTACTTCGACGGAAACGGGAGACTACCACACAGGTGACTCCTCCTGGCACCTCCTCTCAGTCGAAGCCTCAGTCCCCACCGACGCAACCCAAGTCCAAGTCATCTGCGAAGTCGCAGCCTCGCAAACGGCGTACTTCGACACGGGCTGGGCGGCAATCGAGCAAATCCACAGGCTGACCGTACCGTCCTCCATACTGCGTGGCCCCATGCACATCCTCCAGCAGTACAATGAGGACATGGTCGATGGAGCATATTACCCCCTACCCTCTGGTGTAGCCCCCACCAGGGGGAGGATTCTCCGACTTGAGGGGATGGGCCTCCTCTCTCGTCCATCCTCCGAGTCGGCGACCACAGAGATCGG